GTAGAGCCTTGTGCTAAAAAAACGCCTTGTGAGCGTGATCCCTTTGATGAGTTACACCTCTTGCAACAAGCAACCATATTCTCGAGACTCATAGGATCACCTCCGGACTTGATACTTATTATGTGGTCTACGGTAGTCGCATCCTGACCGCAGTAGTAACACACGTAACCATCTCGAGCTAGGACTACAAGCCGTTGCTTTTTGTAGGCGTTGCTTACTCTTGGATCGTGTCTACCTTGTACCATCTTTAGTAATGACCAGTCTTTTTATGAAAGGCTAAAGCCTTGCAAGGTGTGAGGTAACGATGCTTGATGTACTTAAGTCCTAGGTCTATCTGAGTATATGGATCCTTAGCTTTAAGCTTAAGCAGTTGAGGTATCCCGTATGCAGTGCTCTTAGGGTTATCTGCTCTTGGATCCCATCTACTCTCTTTATCCCATAGCAGCTCTAAGCATCGATACTCTTTAGCATTATGTAGCTTTATATGTGCATAGAGTTTGTAGTTATTAACATCTCTTGCAGTACTTACCGCCATTACTGTAGGCATATTGGTAAATAGCAATAGCCCGGCCACAAGCACCAGACATCGCCTGCGAGCTATCCGCCTCAGCGGCTCGCCTGCGAGTATGGAGCGTAGCGGATGAGTCAAGTAACTACCAAATATGTGGATAAGTCGAGCGTGCTTAGAGCGTGTCCTCCACACCTTTACCCTACCTGTGGATAACTTCTGTGGATAACTATTTAGCATCTCTACCCCATCCAGTACCCTTAAAGCTCACACCCGGCACGCTATAAACTTGCCTCATAGTGAGGTTGCAACATAGAGGCGCTACGTTTTCGCCTATTGGTTGGACTGACTCATACCGGATATTGCAGCTAATACATTCATACTCATAGGTCGGCATCGAGTTTTAACCAGTCCTCATAGTCGAGGTTATATAGCTCCTCGTCTCGGTTGATCCAGTCGTAATGGCTTTTGCATAAAGGGATGAGTAAGCGCCTCATACCGGCGATTTCGCCATCTTTATAATAAGGCTCGTCGATGTAGCTATTACCGACTGAGTTACGCTTACATACTTTAGCCGGATCAAACTCCCATACCTTGCACTTGGCTATAGCATCTCTAGGCATCGGTAGGCTCCTCGACTAAGCAGACTCCCATAACCCCACACTGAGTACACTCTAGCGTTTTAACGTATGGCGGTAGGTTATCGGTAATTATGCGCTCGATCTGATCCGTAACCTTTTTACAAACTCTGCACTCGTATTTATATGTAGTCATCCTCGGCACTCCTCGCATAACCATAGGACTACCTCGCCGCCGGCATCTCGGATCGTTAGCCCGTTATCTTGCCTGCGTAGCTCGTGGCATCCATCGCAGCGCTCGGCCACGGTGCTAGTAATATTGCCGTTATCGTGAATAGTCGTAGCTACCCCGGCCTTAATAAACGTCATATCTCCCATTATAATTTAACCGCCTTATCTATATGTAAGAGCGCTACCTTTTTGTCGATCACTGGCCCGTTATCTACGGTGCTTGATGGTAAGCGCTTAGTCGTAAAAGTAACCGTAATTTTGCGTAGGTTAAACGCGTATATGCCTTTAGGCGTTGAGTTAATGTAAAACGGCGTAAAGCCGAGATCGTTAGCTCGATCCATAAGAGACTCGTATTTATCTTGCTCAAGTATGAGCTCGTCATAGTGAGTATGCCGGCATTTAAGCTCTATCGTGAGCCTATAGCCCTTACTCGTAGCATCTATGTACTCGTACTCGTGCTCGGACTTCTCGAGATCCTCAAGGTATGTAGCCTTTATGTAGTCAAAAAGGCCCTGCTCGGTCATTGTTGAGTTTTCCATTTACCGTCGCTGCCTAATACTTGCCATAAAGGGTCGCATTGCGTGTTTTTGTTATTTTGAGTGCATCGCCACGCGGCCCATTCTTTACCGGTCTTAGCGCTTGTGCCCTCAGCCCACACTCTCGTACCGTGCACGCATCGAGGAGGCTCAGCCGGTAACTCACCGCCTAGCCCCTGTTGGATATCAGCGATAGCCGTAGCCATAGTAGGTATATCTTCATTAGCCGCGTGCGTAGCCCACGGATCAGGCTCAGTATGAGCAGTCTCTACCTTTTGCATATCTTGTACGGTAGGTCTACCAAAATCGCTAGGCGTAAGTAGGCCGATAACTCTACCGTAGGCGCTAGTTATGCAGTCCTCGATAAACCATTTACGCATATTTTGAGGGAGTGTCGCTACGTTGCCATACGCGTAATCGACGGCACTAGGTACGGCATCCTCGTACTCTCGATAAGCCTCAGCTCTTACTAGGATCGTGCCCTTATCTAGGTTTATGTCCTCGATGAAGGCGATCAAACGCCCGGACGGAAACTCAAGCCGAAAACGTTTAATTCTGCTATTAACGTCCTCGTAGTTATCTAAGAACCCCATTAGATTAAGTTCTTATCTTTAAGCGCCTGGGCTATTGAGCGGCCTCGTAAGTAGCCCTCGCCGTGGCCTTGTCGGTATCCAAGGGTATAAGCAGCTTTAATAAACGCTGCCATAATTCCCGTTACTGTAAAGATTATTAAAAAGTCTGCACTGTTCATATATCGCCCTTTGTTAAGGCCGATAAGGCTACTACCCGAGTAGCCCTCTCGGCGTGTGTGGTATCAGTATGAGCCCACTATCCGACATAAGGCAACTATTTACGCAGGCGTGTCGGTTTTTATAGGCTCTTTAGGTTTAGATTTAAGCCCGTTACCGGCAAGTACGCCGCCTAAAGCCCCGGTTAAGAATATAGCTAGAGTCTGTAGCAGCTGAATAAAATCTCGATCGTTAGGAGCTTGAGCACCTACGGGCTGAGTAACAAAGACCAGCGCATAAACGGCCCCAGCGGTGATTATAAAAAAGGTTAAGGCCAATACTGCACCAATAAGAAAGATTAGGCGAGCGTGTATATCCTCAGGTGCTAGCCGTTTTTTTTCCTTACTCATCTGTAGTAATAAGGTCCGTAGTGCAGGTTCCCGTAACCTCGCACTGAGGCTTAACGCACTGAGGCTTTTTCCAGTTCTCGTATTCTTGGCACTCATACCTAACCCAACCTTGGTAACCGCACCCTGATAGGAGTAACGTCCCCAACATCGCCCCTATCAGGGCCCGGATCATTTAGAGCCTAGACCGTACTGCTTTTCGCTTGGCTGCAAGGCTTTAAGTAGAGGACCTACTAAGCCTGCGATAAACGCATTAGCTAGTACTTTAGGATCTGTAATACCGGACATATAAAGCGCCGCGGCGCTTGCTAGAGCTGCTCGAGCATATGACTTACCGGCAGCGATTAACTGATCTTGCATATTATTACTCCCTAGTGCCCTTAGAGATTTGTCTAACTATAAACCTAAACTCTCGATTAAGGCTTTAGCCTTGGCGGGTGATATTTCTACCTCAAAGTGCATATCGTCCGGCCTGCTCTTAAAATCGCCGCCCCACTTAAGGCCATATTTTTTAGCTAAAGCTCTCAGCATCGGTATTTTCTCAGCCGGAAAAGTACCGGCCTTACCTAGTGGATGCTTTGTAGCGTTTAGATCGATAGCGGTACCGGATGAATGGCAACTTAAACGGTCAGTAGATCCGCGCACCATCCTAAAAGCGTAGCCCCAGTCATCGTATGTACCCTCATCGATCGGCTCGATTAGCTCGTGAAACTCTGCCGCAAAGGCCGCTAAGAGTGGGCCCACACTCTCAGCGCACCTAAGTTTACGATCCGTACCTTTTACCGGGTAGGACTTTATTTTTATCTCGTCCGGATCTTTAGAGGCTCGATAGCCGTTATAACTTTTTAGCATTATGAAAAAAGTATTGCCGCTTCATCGGCGGTAATGCCCAAGCGTTGCATTAGTGCAATTTTGAGTTCATTTGTTGCGGCACTTGCATTTTTTTTACTTTCACGCTCTGTTTGCTCGGTTTGATATTGAGCAAATTCGGCATCAGTCATTTCACGATCTATAATTTCGCCAGTTTCTACATTGTGAATTCGTATCATTGGATTAGTCATTAGTTCACCCCATAAACAAGAATAGTGCCGGAAGTCCAAGTACCGCTACCGAGTCTAAAACCTATAGAAGTAATCGCAGCAGTATTTAACCAAGTGACGTTACCTAGGCCCGAAACTCTTGCGGAAGTATCGGTGCGAATAAAAGTTACCTGCTCTTGATACATTTTATAATGCGTAGTATCCGCATAATCAGGTATCACCAATACCGCAAAATTTTGATTATCTCCAGCCTTACAATTATTTACCATATTTATATAGGATCCTGTTCCATTGGAACCCCAAGTTGTACTTGTAATATAATTGGTATCGGTCGTATCTGAGTTTAGAACTACGGTTACATCTCCGTTACTGCCTTGGTTAAAATCTTGTAAATATACGACGAGCTGTTTATATGTTCCCGGAATTGTGCTAACCGTAGTCGTCGAACCCGATAAAGTCGTGCCGCCCGTGTTAATTAAAGTCATACCTCCGCCGCTTGCTGGCGCAGCCCATTTAATGCCAGTCGCAGCGGTTGAGTCTGCGGTCAATACGTGACCGTTCGTACCGACTGCTAAACGAGCCGGTGTATCGGCTGCCGTCGCTGCGATGAGATCGCCTTTAGCATCGACTATAGTATTTTGGATTGCGTTAGCATCGTCGGAGGTTACCCAGGTAAAGTCCATATCGGTATTAGAGTTTTTGCTTAATACCTGTCCGGTAGTGCCGCCTTTAAGATCAAGTAGCGAGGCATCTATAGAGTCACCGAGAGCCTCGATCGCGGTAGCTCCATCTTTTACAAGGTCGGTAGACGTAGGTACCGGCCATCCAAAATTAGGTGTAGTAGTTGCCATTAGGTTAAACCTCCAAAAGCATTTTGCCAGATAAGAGTAGCATTTACACCCGTCCATATTAGGGATGGTGGGGTAACTGTTGCCCACTGTGGCGCGACCAGTGAGAAATCCGTAGGGCTTAGCGTAAGGGTTAGATCGACATAACCCGGAGTAGCTTTAATAGCAAACCCCTCTACAAAGCCATTAAACGAGCCGTTAAACATACTAACCGGTAAATTATTAATAACCATAGGCTCGCCAAAAAACGCATCTATAAGCTTATCTCGCTCGGCATCGGGTAGCTCGGAGTTATCCAGCCTAAAGGTAATGCTCTGTAACTGCTCTCGAGGGATCGCTCGGAGCCCTAGCTCTCGATCCATAAGGGTATTTACATCGGCTAGGTTATGCAGGTTAGTCGTAACGCTGCGCTGATAGCGTCCATAGTTAGCGATCGAGGTAGCATCGAGGGCCGTAGCTTGGCTAGCGTAGTTATTACCGTAGTTAAATACTAAAGAGTTACGGATCTTGCCTATTTGTAGGATCGTCTTAACCGTAGACGGAATAGCGTAATTAGCCGAGATAGTCGTATAGCCGTAAGTAGATAGATACTGCGTACGATGGTCGGTATCGGCGTAGCAAACTCGCCCGGTTTTGTCCTCGTATATCTGCCCTTGTGCGCTTTGTGCTATTTGAGCGCATAGGTTATAGCTGCTTGCCGGCTCAGCTGATCGAGAGATCATCTCGTAGAGTCCGGGCTTATCGATCTCGCCTAGCCCTACGTTTTCAGCATTAGCCCACGTAGTCGTAGGGTCATAGTTAAACCACTGTAGGGCCGGGGCTACCTCAAACCACGAGTTAATAAGCAGCTCGTTAAGTATGTCGTAGATTTGGTTGCCGTCCTCATCCTTAGCCAAGGCATCCGGGAAAAGGGCTTTAGTTAGCTTGGCTAGAGATCCTACGGCTAATATATTACCAATTGTTATAAAGCCGATCTCCTCAGGCGATCTCACCGAGATACCAAAATCTGATACTTCACCGCCAAAAACGGGTACATAAGTACCGGCACTATTCTTAAGCTCAAGCGTAAGAGCATCGGTTACGTCTATATCAAAAGGCGAGTTATCGAGGTTAATAATCTCCATACGTGCGTAGCCTGCGTTGCACTGTAAATCGATATCATCGCGGCCCGTAGCCATATTGACGGCTAGGACGTTATCGTAAACGGTAGTGCCTACGGTGATCCTCCACTCAGGGAGCCAAGTACTCATATCGCATATACTCCCGAGCCCCGGTTTACTGAGGTACCTCTATAGCTTGACTGATTAAGAATATCCTCGACGGCTCTAGCGATAGCCTCAGGATCTCCTATACCAGTATTAATTGTTATGTCTACGCTTGAGCTTGATCCACCTCCGGCAGCGCCACCGCCCATAACACCGGTAGGTAACTCCTCTCGGGCAATAGCAAAAGGTCCCATAGTCGTAGACGGTCCACCGGGTTTAGCCCAGCTAGGAGGAGTAAAATTAGGTACCGGAGTCCCTATTAGAGGATCTTTAGCATTTAATAGCCCTAGATATTGTTTAAGATCGGCAAGGCGTTTAGCATCGGCCTCGGCTTGAGCCTTGGCCACTCGCTCAATTCTCGTTAGTTCGGCAGACTCGAGCAGTAAATTAGCCGTAGTGCCTGCGCTAGTAGTTTTACTAATAGAGGCAAGCCGGGCTATCTCGGTTAGTTGGATCTGTACGCGCTCGTTATAAGCCTCTTTAGCCATTAACGTACCGGCAGTAGTTATCGCAGCGTTATATTTCTTAAACGCCTCCTCACGAGCTAGCTCTTTATCGCCCTCGGCCATTTTGCTACCGTTAATAACGCCAAGCTCAGTTAGTAACTGCTTATTTAATGACTCGAGAGTAGCGTTACTAATAGTAGTAACTCCAGCTAAACGCTCCATATCCGCGTTTTTTTGGAACTTAGCGAGCTCGTCGATTTTCTTTAGAGCTGCATCGCCTTTGTCCTCCTCGATCAGCATAAGCGCCTCGAGGCGTAGCTTTGTCTCTTTATCGTATGTAGCTTGTAAAGCTGCAGCGATCGAGATACGTGTACTATCAAAAACGGCGGCGGCCTTGCTTAAAGATATTTTTGCCTTTTCTAATGCCGCTGCTTTAGCCGCTGCCGCTGCTCTTGCCTTTTCTGCTTTGATACGGTCGGCTTCGGCTTTTCTGCGCTTAGCCTCCTCCTCGGCGGTTGGATAAATACCGATAGGCATTGATCCTAAATAACCAAAAGTAGTCTGTTGGAGGGCTTTTACTTTTTTACCCTCCTCTATGAGGATATTAATATAAGAGCCGACGAGTGGCACTAACTGTAAAAACTCCTGAAAGCCCCAGCCCTCGAAAAGGCTCGCTCCTGGTATATTTTTTAATTTACTAATTAGGCTACCTAAACCTACCGTAGCATCGGATATAGCAGTAGCCATATCGGTTATACCGGTAACTAACGGATCTATAGTAGTACTTTCACCCGAGAGTAATTGGAAGGCATCTATCAAACCCTCGCCGATAATTTCTTGAGCATTACCGGCAGCCTCGCCAAGTACTCGCATTTTACCCGAGAATGTATTTAGCTCTTGTCCGGCAGATCCCTTAAAAGTTTTACCTAAAAGTTTTACCGCATCCTCAAAATCAAGGGTTTTTAACTCGGCTTGAGATAAACCTAAATTATATTTTTTTAATCCTTTAGTATTTCCTACATAAAGGGCGGCGAGATCTTGATTTACGGTTAATAAATCCTCACCCGATCCGGCGGCTATGTCTAAAGATAGGTTTAATAGCTCTTGCGCTTTTGTAGCTGATCCGGTCGAGGTAATAAGTTTCTGAAAAGCCTCGCGTAAGATTTCCCCCTCGTAACCAAACTTGGTTGATATCTCGTCGAGGTTACGCTCAATACCCGGTAACTCGAAAGCTTGGCCTAGATTTTTAACTACGTTTGCTAAACGGTTAGCCGATTTTTCATTTTCTGCAAACGCTTTTACTGAGGCTTTACCAAAATTAAATATAGCGGCAGCGCCAAAAGTTACGCCTAAAGTTTTACCTAGATTTTTTACGCCTTTCTCAAAACCCGAGATTTGTTTACTGCCCTTACCTAGGGCTTTACCGTCCCACGTGCTAACGGCACTTACGACCATACTTGGCAGTTTGCTTACCATTATGCCGCCTTTGTATATGAGCCTTGGTTAAAGGCATTTACGGTTTTCTCTATAGCTTTAACTACTGCAGCCTGAGCCTTGCCCTGATCCTCAGCCCACGCTCTAAAGATCATACGGCCACGCTCCTCGCGGCTATTGCCATAAAGAGGCCCCATACGACTAACAAAGTGAGCGCCAGCGTTTGGGTTATTTGATCGGTAGCCATTACGTGACTGCGTATTAGCTCGGCCTGCAGTCTCATAGATTGCACCGGCGGCAGACTTATTAGCCACAAAATACAAAGCTCGCCAGCCATTTTTATTACGATCGCTGCCGCCAGCCTTGTAGTAAATACCCTTTTTAACTGTCTCGTAGTCATAAAGAGGAAAAAGGCGTACTCGGCCCTCAGTGTTAATAGTCCTAAAGGCTGAGTTACGAGCCGTAATCTTTTGCCCTACCGTGTTTTCATTCCAGCCATAAAGGTTATCCGGTTGAGGCGATGGAGCATATCCTCGAGCTTTGTCCCGAATAGGGATCATTACCGCTTTTATCTCGGCGTTCATATTTTTCAGTAGCTCAGGATCTACCTTACGGATAGCCTTAATAGTGGCCTTAACGCCTTTTACTTCTACTGGCATATCGCTCGGCCTCCTTAGCTTCATCGTTTAACACTTTTATTAACATCTTGTACATCTCTATATCGAGATCGAGGACTGACTGAGGCGAGATCCCTAACCGTATAGATAGTTGGGCTACCTGATAGGTAAGGGTATCTCGCCCTAGTCTAAAGGTTCGTCGTCTAGGACCTCGACCTTTACTAACGTATCGAGAAAATCAGCTCCAAAAGCTTTAACTACTACCCCACTACTGCGTAAGCACTCGTGAGCCAGCCAGTAAACATCTGTCTGCTTTTGGTCCTCGATAAAGGCTTTATGAAAACCTTTTTTAGCGTAGAGCTCAAAGGCGTACTCGATCCGTGGAGTGATCTGGTGCTCAGTCACTTCACCGGTAGCCCTTGTTATTTTGAGTCGTGCCATTTGTTGCCCCTTTGTTAGTTTGTTATACCGTAGTGTCTACTACGATAGGTGAGTTACAAGTAAACGTAATCGACTGGGTACTGATGTCCCCGACGGCCCCGTTAATGTCGGTGGTGTTGTTTACCAAAATTGTAGTTTGGTATTCAGGGTTCGCAGCTGAGATAGCCGCGTTTGTCTGCTTAAGTGTAAGAGCTACTGTAGTACCCCAGTTAGTTTGCAAGGTCTGTAGGACTTCACCGGCTGCAGTATCGTTTAGAAAGTCCAGCGTGACGGTTGAGGTTTCCAAACCTTTTGCGTAACGTCTCGAGGAGTCTCCCATCGCGGTGACCTCTAATTCCTCAAATACTCGGTTAATAGTTGCACTTGTTACGTGATCTGAGAGGTCTACCGACGCAAGGGTCACGACCACTCCATTTGATAAGAATACGGCCACGGCCTATTCCTCGCTTTCAGTAGTTGGTGTTGGTGTTGGTTTTTCTTTTGCTACTTTGACCGGTGCAGGCTCGTCTACGATCTGCCCGATCTTTCGCAAAAACTTTAGATCATCCTCTGTATATGGCATTTATTAGCTCCAGCTCGTGAGAATTGAGATACGGAAATCGGCCGTAAGTAGTGTGCCACTTTGTACATCTAGTACGGTAGGCGCTGACATACTGCCAATATTCATTACGATAGTTGAGGCAGCAAGTTTATTAAACACTGCTACCGCTAGGGTTTCGATACCGTTTAGGTTGCCCTGATTATCGAGCATCGGTACCGTCATAATAATCTTAAAGTTAGCCATAGGCGAGATAGTCGCGTATGTGTTATTGCTCGGTGTTATGTAAGGATCATCGGGTACGACGATTACGCTATTAGCCGTAATAGTTGGAGGCGGAAAACTATAGGTATTCCAATTATTAGGATTATCTAAAGCTGCAGCTAGTGAGGCACGTAGGGTAGTTATCGCGGCAGCCATCTAGCCCACCATAGAATTAGGATTTTGGTAACCAGCTAACAAACCGCGGATCTTGCCGATCATTGAGTTCCCGAGGCGGTAAGGTGACGGGCTCATCCCGTCGATCGACACGCCTCCCGTTTGGCTAACTTGTCGGGCCTGAAAAATATCGACGGCTAGGATCATAGCGGCCTCACGGATAGCCGGAGTCGTAGCGTATGAGTTTGTTTTTGTATCTGCTCCTACGGCCGAGCCATAAGGTAGTACGCGTTGGAAATTGACGTTAGCGGCAGTCTTAGCAAATTGTATAAAGCTATAACCGGCTGGCCAGTTCCACGAGTAAGGGTTCCATACAAGGGTAGGTATTTGATTTGTAGTACCGGCGCTCCACGGCATCGTACCGGTGATCGTGTAAGTGCCGTTAAAGGTTGCGCCGCATCCACTCAAGGTAACGCTTTGCCCGGTAGTAAAGATCATAGGGTTAGCGATCATCGCAGTAGCTACGTTATTTTGTAGCGTTACTCCTACTACTGGCGCTGAGTTAAACCATAAAAACTGATTGAGTAGATCCTGCGCAGTCTGGCAACAAGTCTCGACAATATCGCTCGAGTAAAGATTCTCGATACCCAAATTAGCTCTTAACTCGGCCTCGGTGACGTAAGTCGCTGGCATCTCTACTCCAATCTTAAAAGAGGCCGGTAGGGCTCAAAGGGCTAAGAGCCCTACCGACTATTAGGTTTTTTGCTTAGATTTTCGCAAACTTGATAATACCGTTAGGCATTTTTGCGATAGTTGCCATAAAGCCGTAGATAGCTACCTGTACTTGTAGGTTAGATACGACGTTTACGCTCATATAAGCTTGAGGTCCACGGTAAACCGTAAACGCCTCAGGTGCGAGGATGATTGCAGAATTATCATCTACTGCAGTCTGCGCAAAGTTACGATCTACGTAGAGATCGAGTCCTAGTACGTTACCGCGGATAGAGCCCGGATTAACTTGACCGGCTGCGTTCATTGGCTGAATAGCGTTATAGATTGGTCGCTTTGTGGTATCTGTTGCGCCCATTAGTAGTTGCCATTGTGCACCGTTAGCGAGGTAATTCTGAGCAAAGTAACCGGTGTTCTCATAAACAAGCTTTGCAGCTTGTGAGCTATAAGCGATTACGCCATCACTGTCAGCGGTAGTCGCAGTAGCGTTTGTACCAGCGGCTAGTAGTGCAGTAAGGACGGCACTGTCAATAGCGGTGAGGTAAGAATTTTGGAGCTGATTGGTCAACTCAGAATAAAAATTCGGATCTGACCTCTCGAGGAGTTCGACCGAAATCGTATTCATACCGGAATACTTGCTTACTGTACCGGTTAGGTATTCTGTAACCATACCAGTATTAGATACTGCGCCTGCCTCGGCCTCGACTGTAACTGTAGGAGCTACGCCAGAGCCTCCACCAGCTGAGGTAACAAGTGAGGGCACGCTGATATTCATACCCTGAGCCGGCAAAGTTCCTTGGCTGCAGGCATCTATGGCAGGAGTTCCAAATCGAGTATTTGTTACAAACTCTGAGAGGTACTGAGTTGGATTAAACGCAGGGTTTGTAGAAAACGAATCGTCTGCAGCGGTTACAAAGAGCTTTGATTCATCGCTACCGAGTGCAGCTTTGATTTTGTGCTCTGTGTATGTAGCCATAGATACGATAGGTGTACGGACTCGCTGAGAGTCTAGTACTGATGGACGAATGATCTTACGAGCAGCCTCGACCTTTTCAGCCTCAGCCGGTGCATCTACCGGAGTTTCATCCGGTGTATTTTCAGGGGCAGTGGTCACGGCCTCCTCCATTTCTGTTTCTGTTTCTGTTTCGATCTCTACGATAGTCGTAGAAATAGTAGTGGTTTTTTCTTTTGTACTTGTTGCAGCTTCTAGCTCTGCACGTGCGGCCATAATTTCATCGACTGAGGCACTTGCAAAGGCGGCACTCTCGACAAGTGATACCTCTTTGAGGACTGCCGCAGTCACGAGCAAGTAATCTCCCATCGGCTTAGAGGCAGTTACATCCACCCCTACGGATAAGCCGCTAACGAGATTTTCCTGCGCAAGGAGTAGGGCATCTTGTCCCCGAGAGCTCATACTCAAGCGAAAGGATCCGTAAACGCCAGCGGTAGAGTCGCTAAACGAAATAGCGCGCCCTACCGGTTTATCTTGTTGGTGTTGCGACAAAAGTTTAATAGCGCTGGCATCGGGAATAGCAATCGAGCCGCGCTCAAAGACTACCGGGCCTGCGCTAGTGTGTCCGACTTCGCCATAAGGTGCGACAAGTCCGGAGACAATACGTCGCTCCGTGTCTGCAGCTTGGATCTCTTGACTAAACGTTAGTAGCACTTGCATCTCCTAGCGGTGTGAGTTGCTCCATAGATCGAGCTTGGTTTACATCTATTAAATCAAGATTTAACATTTTCTCAATAATATCTAAACGATCTTTTGCATCGACACGTAAAAACGTATCGTCTACTGCAAACCGTACCTGATTGGATGAGTTAGTTATATCGTTCATCGAGAGACGATCCTCAATAGCAGATATGTAAGGCTGCAGCGAGTACGCTACAAACTCTTTACGGCCATCTAATATATTTTGGTAGGTCATTGAGTTATTCATATCCGCGCTAATTAAATAGCTCGGCACGTTCATAGCGCGGCTAATTTCAGTAGCGAGGTACTGGCTGAAATCTACGTAGCCCATTTCTTTAGGACTAAAACCGATATTCTCTGCAGTGAGAGTAGAGGTTAAATATGCCGTACTGCGATTTCTACGCGCTGAGTTCCAACCGGCTAATATGCCTTGGATCTGTGACTCGGGTAGATCGGCTCCATTATTTTTTAAGATAGTAGTAGCCATTGGAGTAGCTGCAGATACGGCCGCTGCTTTTTGTACATCCCACGCAGCTTTAATCGTAGTACTTGCAGATTGTAATACTCCTGGTAACAAAGATTGGAAAGTTACAAGAGATCCGATACCGCCCATTGGTACAAGCTGACCATCTACGAAATAATCTTTAACCTCAGTACCGTATTTGTTTGTAGTGTATGTAACGCGGTTATTAGCGACCCACTCAAAGCCGGACGGTCTACCATCATCGGCATACAAAGAGGTAACGCGCCAATATGCGACCGCATAAAACATTAAACTATCTACGGTTGCAGCGATAGTAACGCTGCGCGGTTGGCGCTGATCCGGTTGCTCAAGCCAAACCGGGGAGCCTAATTTTTCACCAGTAGATTTTTTATATAGTCCTAAGTCGATCGAGGAGATAACTCCAGCGACTAAGTTACGGCAACGTGCAACGCTAGATACTTGTAGAGCAAAATTACGATCTATACCTACGCCGTTATATCCAAAAGCGCTATTAGTATTAAAAGATCCGTAACCGTATGTGGTATCCATAACGGCCGGGGCATACTGAGCCTCTACGGTCTGCTTAGCAGCTGACCTAAAGCCTAAAGTTTGTAGTAGTCCCATAGTCTCCATTTTCCCATAATGTCAAGTATTAATACGGCTTTGTGTCGCGTGTCTAACTGTAAACTTTAGCCTCACCTAACGGCTGAGTAAGTACGTGTACGACCATACTTAAACCTATAGCAATATCTACCGGGCCGGCCGATTTACGCCGGATAATTCTCCAGCTCGCATCCGACTCCTTGGCAGCGCAATTAGCCATAGAGGTAACTAACTCATCTTGGCCCGAGTGTACGAGGCGCTTATTAGATAGAGCTTCGTAGAGATCCCCGGAGGCTTGATAACCCTTGGTGCCAGATATGTCGAGAATCTGTATACCGTTTACCTCTAAGCGTTTAGCGATTGAGGCAGTCGTATATTTATCGTAGCAAACTGCTCGAGGGTAATAAACCTTGGCCCACTTAGCTATAGCGTTAGCTACAAAGAGCTCATCTATAGATACGTCGGAGTGAAATATCTCGAGCACGGCTACGCCTATACGACCATCCTCGAGGACTTGGCCCATTACAAGCGAGCCATCTCGACGGCTTGGAGCTACGTCAAAAGCAAAAATAGTAAGCGGTCCGGGCACTAGCTTTAAGTCTTTATCGCCTGACTCCTCTACCGATAGGTGCGGCCAAGGGCTCGCCGTACTGCTTATCCATTGGCAAAGCATCTCGGTTTTTGTAGTCTCGATCGGCTGAGTAGCTACGGCCTCCTCGAGCGCTGCCTCGGTAACGGTGTAGCCAAGTGCCGGGTTAGCAAACGCCCAGCCTGCCCGGTCGGTAATCTTGGCAAAAGGCGGAGCCGAGTACTCATAAAAACCAAAAGTATCCGGCGGGTTTGAGAGAGCTCTCTCGCGTAGGTCATTGAGGACGGTACTAAAGCTATCGCCGGCGTTACTGGTTAATAGGGTTTGAGCATTAGCTTTAGCTCGAGTAGTTGGAGTGGCTGCCCGGTAGCCCTCCTCCGAGATTTCGCGTACTTCATCGATATACAAAAACGAGGCGGTACGTCCTCGAGATCCGTCACGAGTTGCAGCTACTACATCGAGGCGGTGCCCGTTTTTAAGCTCGATAGACTCCGTGCCGTTAGCAAACCGGATCTGCTTAACTTGGCGGCTTAGCTCAGCCGAGCCCTCGATGGCGTAGGCCACTTGCCTAAACGTATCTAGGGCCATAGATCGGTTCGAGCTCATAATGAGCACGTTAGGGCTATCGAATAAAAACATATGCCCTAGCATCATCATACGAGCAAGGTGCGTTTTACCTTGTTGCCGGGCACATAGGACGAGGTTAGTCTTACGGATAAACATATTATCCGGATCTACGCTAGTCATATCTCTAATTACAAAATCTTGCCACGGTAAAAGTGGCAGGCCGATACTCTCGGCGAGCTGCGCGATCTCATCGCCGCGGTTAGGGCCCTTGAGGTACGGACTATGTAGCCGAGGCTCAGTAGCCCCATAGCGAGGCGTTTTAGTTTCGGTCATATCCTTATCAGTCCTGCCCAGTCTGGCCCACACACGGACCGCTAGGGACTGTACCAGTGGTGATCGGGGAGATAAAGACTGG